ATAAAGGTAATTACTACCATATGAAGATGGGAGACTTTACAATTGGAGATAAACAATACTTATCAAATTATTTTTCTATTGGGAATGATGAAACGCTTACAGCAGCAATAGGAGTTAATCCTCGTAATGCCGCGACATATGTACTCTTCACAACTAAAAAGGGCATTGTTAAAAAGAGCAAACTAAGTGAGTATAATATGAAGCGAAATGTCGGTGCAATCGCGATTAAACTTGATGATGGTGATGAAATTGTTTCTATTCTTAATATAGAAAATGAGAAGCTTGGTATTATGTCCAAATCTGGTCAATTTATTATGGTAAATACTTCACCTATTAAAGCAATTGGTCGAGTAACTCGTGGTATTATTGGTATGAAACTTAATAAAGATGACTACGTTGAAAGCGCGCGAGCGATTCCAAATGAAACACATTATATTTTTAGTATTTCAACAGATGGGTATGGGAAAAGTACGCCTATTAGAGATTTTAATGTCACTGGCACTAATACCAAAGGTGTAAAAATTCAAAAATCTGAAAATATGTGTGACTTTATGCCTATTAATTCCACAAATGATATACTAATCAATTCCAATACTACCCAAATCCGTATCAAATATAATGATATTCCAATTTTATCACGCGGCGCGCAAGGCGTAAAACTTATTAAACTTACTAATAATTATGTAATTGGAATTTCATCACTGTAAAAATTTGATAAATTATAAAATTTAGTATATAATATATATAGAAAGGTTAAAGAAAGAAACCTTTTAAAAAAAATAAATTATTTCAAAAAATAGGAGAAAAATTATGAAACTTACTGAGAAGACTTTTGAAGCACTTGAGTATCTACAGGGTGTTGGTGGCCGTGCCACTACTGAGGAAATGAAGAATGCCCTTGGCTGTGAAAAGATTGCGTCCATTACTGGTCGTGTAAATTCTCTTGTGAAGAATGAGCTGGCCTACCGTGAGAAGGTCAATGTTGAAGGCGAAGATAAGCCCCTTACTTACGTTCAGCTTACTGACGCTGGTCTAAACTTCGTTCAGGGCGAGGAGTAAAGAACAGGGGAGTATTAACTCCCTTTTCTTTATAATTAAAACTATTAAAAGAAACTATTAAAAGAAACTGATAAAAAGAAACTAATAAAAATAGGAGAATAAATATGCTAAGATAGGCAGAAAATAGAGTTAGAATTGAAGGTATTCTTTCTGAGATTAACCTTAAGTACGGTTCATATGTAAAAAATGGTGTTAACGTCGATAATATCGGTGGTAATATCAAAGTTCTTGTAAAGCAGAATATTAATGGTGAAGACGTCACTCTTGATATTCCTGTTTATATGTTTGCAACTAAGCTAACTGGTCTTGGTAAACCTAACCCAGCTTATACTTCTATCGAAGAAGTTATGCAGACCTATACTTCTATTGCTTCTGGCGCAGGTGAGCAGGGCGCGGATAAGATTCGTATTACTGGTGGTTCTATTCGTATGAATGAATATTACAATCAGCAAGGTCAACTTGTATCTTTCCCTCGTGTTAATGCTTCCTTTGTTAATAAGGCAACTGGTGAATTTTGTCCAGAAGCTTCTTGGAATATGGAGTTTGCCGTTTCTTCAATGGATTTCGTAACTGATAGCGAAGGCGTTGAAGTTGAACCTAAGAAGCTTCGTATTAAGGCTCTTGTCCCACAGTATGGTGGGAAGCTTGATACTATGGAGTTCTTTGCAACTAACCCCAAGGTTATTAATGCTATTACTTCTTACTGGGAAAATGGACAAACTTACAGTGCGCGCGGTCGTCTAAACTTCACTAGCACCACTCAAGAAATTGTTAAGGAATATGGTTTTGGTGAGCCTGAGGTTCATCATCGTACTGTAAGTCTTAGTGAGCTTATTGTAACTAGTGGTACTCAAGAGCCTCTTGATGGTGAAGCTGCTTTCGCACCGGCAGATCTATCTGCCGCTCTTAAAGAACATAAGGCGTATCTTGAGACTCTAAAGGACAAGGCTGCCCGCAAGACTAAGGCAACTCCTGCTCCTTCTAGCAGTAACGAAGAGTTTGACCTCGGTTTCTAAGGAGAGTTAAGCTATGGCAGTAGATATTTTTAATATCCCCGAAAATGTCATTAGCCGCGACTTAAAAGGTAGATTTATTTGTATCTATGGCGCAGAGAAGGTGGGTAAATCCACCTTCGGCGCTAAGTTGCCCCGCCCACTATTTTGCAACTTTGAGGTAGGTACAAACTATCTTCCAGTGAAACCTGTTAATATTGATCGTTGGAGCGTTTTTAAACAGGTACTTCGTCAATTAGAAAAGCCAGAAGCACATGATTATTATGATACAGTAGTTATTGATACTGTATCAGAAGCATACGCAGCGTGTGAAAAATTTGTATGCCAACAAAATGGCGTACAAAAAATTGGTGACATTCCTTATGGACGTGGATATGCGGATACTAAGCGAGAGTTTGAAGATGCTCTAAGAAAGATCACTATGCTTGGGTTTGGTCTATGTTGTATCTGTCATGCAGAAAAGAAAACAATTCCAGGCCCTAATGATACAACCATTGACACTATGCAGCCGGCCATGCCTTCGCGCGCGGCGGATGTTGTAAATAGAATGGTTGATATTATTGCATACATTGACCAACAGTTTAATGACAAGGGAGAATCTGTTCGTAGATTTATCACCCGCCGCACTCCTAAGGTGCTAGCTGGTTCACGTTTACCATACCTTGACCCAGTAATTCCTTTCTCTTATCAAGACCTTATTGATGCAATTGGTCGAGCAATTGATAAGCAGCAAGAATTAGATGGAGCAACTGTTGTTGAACATTCTACACCTACTATTGTTAAAGAGCGAGTTATTTTCTCGGATGTAAGAGGAAAAGCACAAGAACTGTGGCTTAAACTTGTTGGTACTGGTGAAAATGCAGACCCCGAAATGGCTAATACAATCTTAAAGAAGATTGAAATGACAATGGGTAGAAAAATGAAATTAAGCGAGTTTACCGAAGATCAAGCTGAGCTTTTACAGCTTGTAGTTGATGATATGGAAGAAATGCTCGCTGCGAGATAAGTTAATAGCTATATATATTAAGGCACAGAGTAATCTGTGCCTTTTGAATTTGACAAAAATCAGATTTTATGATATAATATATATAGAAAAAGAATGTAAAGGAGTTATGGTATGCCATCTTGTAGAATTTGCCATGTTCCAATAAATAAAGACAAAGAAATTGAAGGCATTGATTGGGTTATGCCGTCTAAAAATTATTATTATCATAAATCTTGTTATGATACATGGAAAGCCCAACCAATGACAGAAAAAGACTGGGTCGCCCTTATTTACGACTTTCTCGCGCGCGACCTCAAAGTAAGCTATAATTATCATTTGTGTGAAGCACAAATAAAAAAATTCTGGAAAGAAAATAAAATTAACCCGAAAGGTATTTATTTTACTCTTAAATATTTTTATGAAATAAAAGGAAACTCATGGGACAAAAGTCATGGTGGCCTCGGTATTATTCCATATGTTTTTGATGATGCAAAAAAATATTGGATTGAACAAGAAAGAAAGAAGCGCGGCTTTACTAAAGGTATTGAACAACAAGCGAAAGAAAAAATGATTATTAAAGTACATCGTATTAATAAAAAACGAGAAAAATATAATCTGGATAGTATAGGAGGGGAAGATTAATTGGTTGATAAAAATTCAATACTTCAAATCTTTGGCTCTCTTATGTAGCGGCCGCAGCTTCTAAGTGAAACAGATAAGTATAACCTTAGCTTAGATGACTTTTATTATAAGTTTGATAAATATATCTTCGCTGCTATTGAAAATCTTTACCGCGGCGGCGCTAAGAAAATTCAACCTATTGATATAGAAAATTATTTGTAGACCAATGGTGCAGCATCTGTAATTTTTAAGCAAAACAATGGTATTGAATATTTACAAGATGCTGAATATTTATCAGAACCAGATAATTTTGAGTTTTATTATACACGACTTAAAAAAATAAATCTTTTAAATCAACTTAAAAAAGATGGTTTTGATATTAGTATTTTTTATATTGAGGATTTAACCAATCCAAAAGCATTAGATGTAAATAAAGAGTTTGAACAATTAACTATAGATGATATACTTAATATAGTAAAACGTAAAGTTTTAAATCTTGAGAATAGTTTTACTCAAAATGAAATGACTCAAACCTCAAGTGCATTTGAAGGTATTGAAGAAATCATTGAGGATGCAAATAATAATACTGATATTGGTATTCCAGTACAGGGTGACATTTTAAATGAAATTATATCTGGCGCGCGACTTGGTACTTTAATATTACGAAGTGCAAGTAGTGGTACTGGTAAAACAAGACAAGCTGTAGGTGACGCTTGTCTAATTGCTTATCCTTTTAGATATAATACTTATGAGCAAAAATGGGAACAAATTGGTTCTGGACAGAAAGTAATGTTTATCGCAACAGAGCAAACTAAAAAAGAAATTCAGCGTATGATTTTAGCTTATCTAACTGGTTTTAATGAATCTAAGTTTCGTTATGGTAATTTTTCGGTTAGAGAAAAGAGAATTATTAAACAAGCCCTGTGGATTATGAAACAATATGAAGAAAACTTCTTTATTGTCCAAATGCCTAGTCCACGCATAGACTTGGTTAAAAATTTAGTCAGAGAACAAGTTATGCTACATGGTATTGAATATGTATTTTATGACTATGTATTTATTAGTCCAAGCTTACTTGGAGAGTTTAAAGGAGTTTCATTAAGAAACGATGAAATTCTTCTCATGTTTTCTACTGCTCTAAAAGAACTGGCTGTAGAATTGAATATTTGTATGTTTACTTCTACACAAGTTAATGCAAATGCAGATTCTAATACCAATATACGAAATGAAAGTTCAATAGCTGGCTCTCGTGCGATTATTAATAAAGCAGATATTGGTATGATTTCTGCACGACCAACCAAAGAGGAGCTAGATTTTTTCTCTGGAATAGGCGGTCAAGTACTACCAAATATTGTTACAGATATATATAAAGTACGTAGCGGCGAATGGAGCCAAGTACGTATTTGGAGTTATATAGATTTAGGTACTTTAAGAAAAGAAGACTTATATTTAACTGATGCACGAATGGAAATTATTAATTTTGATAAGCACTTTGTTTATGAAATTGATTGGGAAGATGTAGATTACACGGAAGTTTTAAAGAAAGTGAATGAGATTCAATGATAAATTATTCTGAAATAATTGAACAATTAGATGATAATAAAGTAAAAGGATTATTAGATAAACTTAATATTCCTTTTGAAGAGCGCGCAGATTATTTGGTTATGCCGACCATTTGTCATAACGAAGATGCTGATGAAGCTTCATGGAAACTTTATTATTATAAAAATACACATATCTTTCAGTGTTACACAGAATGTGGCAGTATGTCCATTTTTACTTTCTTAAAAAATTTCTATGAAACTAGAAACATTACATATGATTGGTACACAGATGTATATCAACTCATTTTAGGGTGTTCCTATTTTAGAGAAGAAACAGATAGTAATTCATATAGGTCTATTCGTAACAATTATACAGATAAAAAAGCACGCCGTGAGCTGCCATCATATTCTCCACTCATACTTGATAGTTTTATAAAATATTATCCAACCGAATGGCTAGAAGATGGTATCTCTAAAGAAGCGATGGATAAATTTAATATTAGATTTTCTCCATCACAAAACAAGATTATTATCCCTCATTACGACGCGGCCGGCCGCCTGGTTGGTATTCGTGGCCGCGCCTTAAATCCGGAAGAAATAGAGCTGGTAGGTAAATATTTACCTGTCCAAATTGAGGGTAAATGGTATAGCCACCCTCTTAGTTTAAATCTATATGGATTAGATAAAACCAAAGAAATGATTAAAGAAATTGGGGTTGCTTGTTTATTTGAAGCTGAAAAGAGCGTCCTACAGGTTGAATCTTTTAATATCCCCAATTGCTCGGCCGCTGTGTGCGGAAATAAATTAAACAAATATGCTCTTGATATATTGATTAGAACCTGTCACCCAAGAGAAATTATAATTTGTTTTGATAGTGAGGAATTACCTCATAGTTCTGATTACTTTAACTATCTTTATAATATATGTAATAAATATAAAGCTTATTGTAACTTTAGTTTTATATATGATAAAGATAGATTGCTAGAATTAAAAGATTCTCCAAGTGATAAAGGAGAAGACATTTTTGTTAAACTACTTTATGGAAGAGTTAAGATATAAGGAGAAAATATGATACTTGAAAAAAGATATGGAATTAATTTTGATAATATGGATGAAGTGATTTTAGAAATAGCAAGAGATATTAAGAATGGTTATACTTTTTACTCTTGTGAACAAAATGAAAACGGAATTAGGCTTAGCGTAAAAATGTATGATCCTGACCCTCTCTTTTATATATACCTAAAAAAGAAGGAGCATCCCTAAATGAAAGTAAATCTAATAAATGAAAATTTTCAAGATAATTACCTATTTAATCTGTTAAAAGCGCGCGGAGTATAGGATGTTTAGAAATATATTGAACCAGATGAATCTTGCTTAAGTGACTGGCGATTTCTTGATAATGTCTTAGATGGAATTAAACTACTCCAAGAAACTTTAGCTACTGGTGAAAAAATTCTTCTAATTGTAGACTGCGACGTAGATGGCTTTACATCTGCCGCAATTATCTATCAATACATTAAATCTTTCGCGCCAAGCCAAGAAATAGATTATTGGCTTCATGAACACAAACAACATGGACTTGAAGACCATATTACTAATATTCTTAATTGTGATACCCATTATGGTCTTGTTATTCTGCCAGACAGCTCCAGCAATGATTATGAATATCATGAGCAGCTAAAAGAGATAGGTACAAAGTGCTTAATTCTTGACCACCATGATATTGAAGCCGATACAAAAATTAGTGATAACGCTTGTATTATTAATAACTAGTTATCTAAAAATTACCCAAATAAAGATTTAACTGGCGCTGGAGTGACGTGGCAATTCTGTAGAGGGTATGATGAAATTACAGGTATTTCTTATAGTAAAAATCTAATTGACCTTGCAGCACTCGGTGTATGCGGAGATATGGGTTCAGTTCTTAACTTAGAGAATCGCTACATTATGTTAACTGGTTTTCATAATATTCACAATTACTTTTTTGCAAGTGCCGTTGCAAAACAATCATACTCAATGGGCGGTATTATTACACCTATTAGTGTTGCTTTCTATATTGTTCCAATGATGAATGCAATGATTCGTATAGGAACAATGGAAGAAAAAGAAAGGTTGTTCTAGGGAATAATTGACGGACATAGTTTAGTTCCATGTAACAAGCGTGGCGCAAAAGGAACAATGGAAGAAGCAGCCATTGAATCTTTGCGCGAGTGCACAAATGCAAAAGCAAAGCAAAATCGTATTACTGACCAAATGGTTGGAGAACTCGAACAAAAAATCTTTAAATATGATTTACTTGAAAACAAAATTTTATTTGTAAGACTTGAAGATGAAAATGATTACCCATCTGAAGTAAATGGTTTATGTGCTATGAAGCTGGCCGCAAAGTATAAGCGTCCAACTATTCTCGCGCGCCTTAATGATGAAGGCTATGACAGAGGTTCTATTCGTAATGTATCGGATTGTGAATTAACAGACCTCAAGAAATTCCTAAATGAAAGTGGATATTTTGAATGGGTACAAGGTCACGCAAACGCGGCCGGCTGTAGTATTTATGACAACAATCTGCGCGCGTTCCATGAATATGCAAATGAGGCTCTTAAAGATATTAACTTTAATGAAGGCGTTTATGATGTAGACTTTATTCGAGAAC